GCCGGCGCCTCGTTTGCGGTGCGCTCCGCCGCGTACACGCGCTCCATGATCATCTGCGAAAGCGGCACGCCGCCGAACAGGTAGAGCGGCTTCATCACATCGGCAGGGTCCGCGTACCGGAAGATCACCAGGTGCGAACGATGCACGCGCCGTGACCCGATCAGCCACCACGTCGGCTCGTAAAAATGCCGCGCTGACGGGACGGCAGCCGATGTGATGTCGAGGATCGGCGCGCACCAGTAAGGGTCTACCTGGCTGATCCCCTTGTACGAGTGCGGCGTCACGCCGTCTATGTTGAACGGCTTCTGGTAATAGTCGGGGTCTTTGCTCTCGACTTCGAACAGCGCAATGCGAATGCCGAAGATGCGGCCCTTTGTTCCAAAGTCACGCAGCTGCGCCTTGATGCCGATCTTGCGGTCGAAGCGCTTAAGAATCTTCAGCGCATCTTCCGGCAGATCCTCACCGGTATCTGTCGTGATGTCATAGCCGTTGCGGATCGCATCGTCGACTGGCGTGGCGCACGCTTTGTAGATCAGCCAATGTTGCGCAAGGAAAGCGCAGTTCTGATAGCCGATGAACCCGTGGCGCATGAACCACGGCAGCAACGCCATCTGACTGCCGGACTCCAGCAACACCTGCTTGAATGGCGGCAAGCCATTATTCGAATCGTCCATTGCCGAGCGCAGCGTAAGAAGCGGCTCGCTCGCATCCATAGCGCCGGTAGCTGACGGCTGCCATATCATGATCTTGTCGAATGCCGCTGCTGCCGAGCGCGTGAACTCTGCCATACGCTGCTGCTCAAGTTCCTGCTGCGCCTTCAGCATCCCATGCAACGCGGACTCGTCAACGTACTTGTCCGCTCTGGATTGTGACGCGGGTGCGACGGGTGCCGGCTGCGCGCGACGGAACCATTGGCGAATGCGCTTGATCATTCGTCCTTCTTTCGGTTGGCAACCTTTGCGCGCAGCAGCGGCATTTCCTCCAGCTGCTCGTCCGTAAATCCTATGGGTGCCGCGTGCCCCAGCCAGCACCAGCCGATGCGACCGCGGCCTGATTGCGGCTCGTAGCCGTCCTCCCACCTGACGTTCATCCGAAATAACTGCGCTTGCGCTTGATCACGCCGTCCAGCCCGTAACGCACCGCGTCCCAGCCGTGGTTCCACTTGTCCACCACGATCGGCAGCACCTCACCGTTGTTGCGGTCAATCTTGTAGGTATACAACCTAGCTTCCTCTTGTAGATGCTTGCAGCGCGTGTGAATGTGAATACGGTTGTACGCCTTGACGTGCGCAATACCATCTTCGAGTGACCCAGACCATTTGTCGGCTGCCGTGATGCGGAAGCCGAACTTTTTTGCCATGTGGCTGATCGTTTCCGGCCGCGCGCTGTCCGCCTTGATAGGCCATTTGCGCGATCCCGGCACTGTGTCGAACAACGCCGGCAGCTCATCCATCTCTACGCGATAGCCGAATGCCTCGTGCGAAATCCACAGCTCCTCGGACTTGTCCGGGTTCGTCGTGACCCACATGCGAATGAGCGCTGTGGGATCGTTGGCGAAGCCCCAGTCAGCGCCGTAGCGCAGCACCGTACCGTCCGGCGGATCGTCGAAGCTCTCGATAACGACGCGGCGCCGAAAGATGCTCGCGTCGCTGCGCTTCTGGCACTCGCCTTCCCAGATATGGTCGTAGTCCTGCTGTAGCTGCAACCGCTCATCGTCGTCCTTCGTGGCGCGGATCTTGTAGAGCAGGCTGCGACGTTCGAGATCTAGATCAGCCGGGAACCACGGGTTGTCGTACCAGTTGATCTTGACGCGCCGTGCATCGAACGGCGTGTCGATAACGAACTTCTGGTAGGTCTCATCGTTCTCGTCGCGGGCATTGAAGCAGATCCAGATTTCCGTTTCCGCATCGCTCTTACCGCGGATAGTCGGGATCAGCATGTCCCATGAAGGTTTGGAAATCCGCTCCGCTTCCTCAACGATGCAGATCGTCGGTCCCTCAAACGACTTGATCTTGCCGGGATCGGTCTTGATGCCGGCGAACAGCACCTCAGTGCCGTTGCTGCCGTAAATGCCGTTGCCTTGCACATTGTAGTGGCTCGACAAGTTCAGCCCTTCAACGCGATCCGACATCAGCTGGTGGATGGAATCGCGGGTCGAGGACTGATACTCGCGCACACACAAGATGCGATGCTTCGACTCGTAGCCCAGCGCAATGCCCATGCCGGCAAAGCCCCAGCTCTTGCCGGAACCGCGCCCGCCGTGCGCGATCTTGTAGCGCGACGGCACATACACAGGAGCGCCTTTCGGCCCGCGCCGAAAAAACAGGTCGCGCAGCTTCGGCGGAAGAAAATCGTTGTTAGTTGAGCTTGTCAGCGCCGACTGGGAGCGTTTTGATGGCAAGCTCATCTGCTTCCTGGTTGTAGGGCAGCCGGCGCGGCCGGCCGGGGCCACCGTCCTCAAAGCTGATTCCAAGTCGCGGCGGATCGACCGGCTTGCCGTCGGCACCGAGATGCTGCGTCTGCAGAATGCTCGCCTCGCGCCAGCCCATCTGCGTCTTGGTCCAATAGATCAGCGCCGTCATGTTGGGGAAGCGCTTCCAGTTTCCCGCATCGTCCTTCTCGCCGATGGCTTCGCTGTACATGGTCTTGGTGATATTAAAGCTGGACTTGGCTTTGCCCTCGGCGAGTTCCGCGCCGTAATACTTGAGCAGCGTCTTGATGCTGATACCCATGAGCGTGGCGGCCTGATGGTGCGGCACACCGACGCTGCCGAGCGTGCGTGCCTGAACGATGGTCTCATCAGTTTTTTGGTGGCGCGGCTGGCCACGTTTTCTGACCATTTTTTTACACCGTGTAAGTAATAGAGGCAGGACGCCCAGTGACTACTAACGCGCCGGAATATAATCCTGTTTGGCAAGCCAAAGCAAGCGTAAGTGCGCAACTCTGCTAGGAATAAGCGGCTTCAAGCTCTTTTGACGGTCTGGAAGCCGGTTTTGCCCGGCTGACGGCGGCCAGATAGCCCCGCAGGAAAGCCTTCACCCCGCTCACCGCGCGAAAATACCGGGCCTCGTCGAGCCGCGATTCCCTGACCCGAAGCGCGGTTGGAATCTCGCGCCATACGTAGTGCAGATCCATCACCATACGCTGCTCGCCGGACATCAACTGGAACGCGCGATGCACATCCAGCGCGATATGCAGATACACCTCGGGCCAGTCCTGATCGGGGTGGCCGTTCAATCCCATGCGTGTCGTGCGCTCACCAGCACTGACGCGATTATCCTTGATCGACCCCAGCGTGCTGCGCAGCTTGCCCAACCGTTCGTGCGGCTCGATGCGAAGTTCGTTGCTTGAGCTGACCGCGATGCCGAGAATTATCCGCCGCTGCTTCGCCCATTCGATCGCAGCCAAATCAATCTCATCCGGTTGATTGCGCACTGCCTTACCTCGCTGGATCTGAAAAAGCCGGAGCGTGTCCGCGCTCCGGCTACCATCACGAAACAACGACTACTTGGAGCCTTTCTTTTTCTTGGTGGCTTTCTTCTTGGCTTTCTTCCGTGGAGCAACCTTCATTTTCTTCGCCATAAAAAACTATCCTCCTAGTGCTGAGCCTTTTTGTGCTGCGTCTTGAATGACATGCGAGGCTCAACACGCACGACACGCGCCCGAGTCAGACCCGGAAACATCTTCAACCGGTTTTCCGGAGCGTAGAGCAGCAGAGTCTCGGGCTTCAGCTGCTCCATCATGAAATCGATCACGGCCTCTTTTTGCATCTGGCCGGCGGCGTCATATTTCTGGTGCGCCTGCACGGCGAAGGTGCGTATGCCCTCAAGCCCATCGCAAAGACACTCGATGTCCTGTGGTGCGCAGGTCAGGTCCGGAATGATCTTTATGCCGGCTTCCTGCATGTAGCGGCCAACCCAGCGAGACTTGTAGATCGAAAACAACCGGATCGCCTTCGACCAATTAAAGTAGGTGCTGAAGTTCGGCATGACTGCGCCGAGATAATTCTTGGCGACGACTCCGGCAACCGTTACGCCGGTGCTGTCGTAGAATCTCTCGAACCGATAGTCATCGACATAAAATCCCAGCACCGTCTGCTCAAAGTCCAGCCCTCGGGTAGAGTCCGAAGCATAGTTGTAAAAATACGGCGGTGGCAGCTCAGCGCTCATGTCAGCGCCGCACCAGATCGAAAGCTGCTCGGGCAGCGGCTCAAGAATCATGTCGGGCCGGATCACCGGAAAATCGTACATGCCGACTTCGGGAAAATCAGCCTGGTCGGAAAGCTCATGAATGTCGGTAGCGGGTTTTTTGTCACCCTGATTTTTCGGATTCTGACCCATCTGCTCGAACGTGGCATCCATGCCCGCGTCATCGAACCCGGTCAGATCGACATCGAAGCCAAGTGACTTGAGATCCACAATTTCCGATTTCAACAGCTCGAGATCCCAGCCCGCATCTTCTGCCAGGCGGTTGTCGGCTATCGCGTAGGCGCGACGCTGTTCATCGGTGAGGTATTCGAGGCGTATGCACGGCACCTTGATAAAGCCGAGCTTTTTCGCCGCCATCAATCTGCCGTGCCCGGCGATGATCTTGTTGTCCTTGTCGATCAGGATCGGGTTGGTAAAGCCGAACTCCTTCAAGCTCGACATCAGCTTCACGACCTGCGCATCGGAGTGGGTGCGGCTGTTACGCGGATCGGCGCAAAGTTTTTTGACGGGCAGCTGCTCGATCTGGACGGCGCCGCGCATCTACGTTCCACTGCTGTGACAGCACATGGGCAGCGACAATAACAGCTTTTCGGCCAGCAAAGCAAAAGCTTGCGCAACTCCCATGAAAAATCGTCCAATGCAAAAAGCAATGGCGCTGTCAATCGGTTTATTTTGGGTCCGGGCCGCAATCTTAATGTTCGCGGGCCGTTTTGGCCAAAACCCGAAAATTCCTTAATGTCCGAAAAATCCAAGGAATTTTAAACTCATGATTTTATTGGGCGATTCGGCACAATTCCTCATGCCTTACAAATTAGAACATTATAATAATAATGGCGCATGCGGCTTAGGTGACGTAACCCTCCCAATAACCAAGGCATTAAGGAATTATGGCTCGGGTCTTGGGGATGGGTTGGAAGGGGAGCCGGCGCAGATTTGACACGGTAGCCGGGCCGTGGCACTGTCGGTACGGTCAAAAGTTATCGATACATCGTGGGGATGTACCGATACGGTCAATTCAAACCTTGGGAGTGTTACCTATATGCCCGAACCTTTCCGCGTTGCGCCGCACGACAAGCAACTCGTGTTCCTGCGCTTTCGCAAAAACAATGAATTTGTGATGTTCTTCGATCTGCGCAAAACCCGCGCCGAGATTTATCGTGAGACGCGCGCGGCTTTTCCCAACGCCGGAATTTATCTTGAGACGGTGTTGGCCGACGGCACCAGAATCTTCATGTAGTGTTGTTCGATGAGCGGTGTCGGGCAGTTTTCAACTCCCTACTGCTTTGCTCGCGGCTCCCCACGAGCTTAACGCCGGCATTCACCGACACCGTTCTTCGAACAACACTGGATGGAGAACAATGTGGCCAAAGACGATCTGAAAGTAGTCAAAGGATTTTTTTCCCCGGAAGGTCTCGCCGATCTGGCACGCTCCGGGCTCACCGCCGACGACGCGCGCAGCATGCGCCTCGAATTTAAGGACGCGGAATGGGCCGACGAGAATCTGGGCGAGCCGCGCGCAGGCTACATGATCCCGTATTTCGATTTTGAAGGCGGGCGCGTCGCCGACATGTACCGCTTCCGCTTCACCGAGTTCACAGCCCCGCGCACCTTCGGCGGCAAAAAAGTCGAAGTCGATCAGCTCCGCTACACGCAACCCGCCGGCACGCGGCCATACGCCTACTTCTCCAAGCGCATCGAATGGCCCAAAGCGTTCAACGAAAAAGAGCGCCGCATCATCTTTACCGAGGGCGAGAAAAAAGCCGAAGCCGCATGCAAGGCGGGAATGCTCTGCATCGGTCTTGGCGGCGTCTACGCTTTCCGCTCGGCGGCACGCGAGTGGTTTTTCCTGCCGGAACTCAACGCGATCGACTGGACCGGGCGCCAGGTCGACATCTGCTACGACTCCGACGTGATGACCAAAAAAGAAGTGCACGCGGCGCTGATCGCTCTGACTGATCAGCTCGTCAAGCGCGGCGCCAGCGTCAACTACATTTATCTCGAGCCTGAGTCCGAGGACGACAAACTCGGCCTCGACGATTATCTGGTGCGGCACGGGGCCGCGGCGTTCCTGAAACTTCCGCGCCAGCAGTCGTCGCAAAGCGAGGCGTTCAACAAACTGAACCAGTATGCCGGCTACGTCACCATGACCGGCAGTTACTGGCTGTTCGAGCATGCCCTGATCATGGACGAGTGGCATGCGCGTGGTGTGCTGTCGCCGCTGGCCCAGCTGATCGTACCCGCCGGCAAGACTTCGCCGGCTAAGGAGGTTCCCGCCTTCGACCAATGGGCCAAGCACCCGAGCCGGCGCACGCTGCGCGGCATCGTCTATGAGCCGGGCAACCCGCGCGTCATCACAGTCAACAACGACATCAACACGTGGAAGCCGCCAACGCTGCGCCCCAGGCGCGGCGCGGTCGGGCCGTGGCTGGATCTCGTCAACTTCATTTTTCGCAAGAGCGAGTACACCAGATGGTTCCTGCAATGGCTCGCCTACCCGCTGCAGGTTCCCGGCACCAAGCATTACTCCGCCGTCTTCGTTCACGGCGAGACGCAGGGTTCTGGCAAGTCATTCATCCTCAGCCCGCTCGGCGATTTTCTCTACGGTGAAAATTTCGCGCGCATCGAAAACGAATCCTTCGAGTCCGCGTTCAACGCGGATCAGGCCAACCGGCAGTTGATCATGATCGATGAAATCTACGCCCCGGGCCGCGCCGACAATCGCATCAGCGTCATGTCCAAGCTCAAGAACATGATTACCCGCGAAAAGAATCAGGTAAATCAAAAGCACGAAAAGGTCTATACCGTCATCGACTACGCCAACTACTACATCACTTCCAATCACTCCGATGCGCTGCCGCTCGACGAGGATGATCGCCGCGTGTTCGTGATCCGCGCGCCGGACGCGAAGCAGGACGCCGGCTGGTATCACGACCTTGATTCCAAATTGCGCGACGCCTCCAATCCCAGCAAGCCGGGGCCTCTGGCGCAGCACATCCTCCACTACCTGCTGCATTCCATCGACATCAGCGACTTTAATCCGAAGGCCAACGCGCTGCGCACCGAGTACCGCGAAGAAGTCATTCGCGGCGCCTATGGACCTGTCGAGGAGTTTGCCTACCGCGTCGCGCACAATCCGGAAGGTGTCATCCAGCGCCACGACTTTACCCGCAGCCTGGCATTGCCCGAGACCATGCTGCAACTCTTCTACAGCGCCTACCCGCGCTCGCCGCAGGTCACCGGCCAGTCGATCA